GTGCTTACCGAGAGACAGATCCGCGCCCTGAAGCCGGCCGAGAAGGAATTCACCGTCAGCGACGGCCGCAGTGCCCGGGGCGAAGGTGTGCTGGTGTTGCGTGTGCGCCCGAACGGGACCAAGGAGTTCTACTTTCAGCGCCGCAGCGGCGAGAAGAAGCTGAAGAAGAAGCTGGGCACCTGGCCGACACTGAGCCTGACCGAGGCCAGGGACAAGGCTCGGGAGGAGAAGGAAGTCCAACTCGCTGGCGGAACGTTCAAGGAGCTGCTGGCCGCCTATGTGGCAAAGCTGAAGGCCGAAGGTGCCACTACCGCAGACCATGTCGAATGGTCGTTCGAGCACTACGTATCTGAGCCATTCCCCCGCCTGGTCGAGCGCCCGGCGGCGTTGGTGGGCCCTGCCGATATCCGCGACATCCTGGCGAAGATGATCGACGCCGGTGTCACGACCATGACGAACCGAGTGCGATCGCGCCTGCATGCCGCCTACCAGCACGCCCTGCAGCAGGACTACAACCCCCGGAACTACCTCGAGCATGAGGTTCGTTTCAGTCTCACCAGCAACCCTGTGGCCAGCATTCCCGTGCAAGAGGATTGGGAGGAGCCTGGCGACCGCTCGCTTTCGCTGGAAGAACTGCGCACCCTCTGGCATCTGCTGCCAGAGCACCTCTCGCTTACAACATCCGAGCTACTGAAGTTCCTGATAGCGAGCGGCGGGCAGCGTCCCGAGCAGCTGCTGCGCTCCGATCGCAAGATGTACCAACGCGACCATCTGACAATCCGCAATAGGAAGGGTGGTCAGGGAGAACGCGGGCTGCATGTAGTCCCGATCAACAAGCTGATGCGGCAGTGCCTGGACGAGATGGATGCGATCAGCGAGAAGAGCCCCTACCCGTTCCAGGGCAAAGCCGAAGGCAAACCGCTCAACGTACAGTCGCTGTCACGGGCCGTAACCAAGCTCTGCAGCCGGCACATGGACAAGTTCACCGAGCCATTCACGCTGCGCGACATACGCCGGACCTGCAAGACGCTGATGGGGTTGGCAGGCATCGACAAGCAAGACCGGGACCGCATCCAGGGGCACGCCTTCAACGACGTATCCTCGAAGCACTACGACCGCTACGACTACCTCCGCGAAAAGAAACGCGGCCTCAATCGCTGGGCCGCGTGGCTGGAGAAGAACATCATCCAGGCGAAGAAGTAGGGGCCGCTACGCGGCCCCCTGTGGCTTCCAATCGTCAGGCGCAGCCTGCCACCTGGCAATCTCCGACTCGCGCCACCCTACCCTTCCCGGCGTGATCTTCACCGGCTTCGGGAAGCGCTTCTTCTTGATCGCTCCCCACATCGTCGACCTGGCCAGGCTGGTGGCGTCCAGTACCTCGGCCTCCTTCATGAAGCGATCAAGCTGCTCCCTGGCCATCTACCCTCCTCTCTACTACTACGACGGTCATTCGGTCGGCCCTGGCCAGCATGGCCAGGGCGTTGCGCACAGCACGCCAATCGCTCGGCGTGCTGCTGGTGTGGATGAAGGGGCGCCCTGGCTTCGACAGCCGCAGGTGCCCGCCATTGGTCCGGCTGATCGTCCAACCGAACTGGGCCGCGTAGGTGAATAGCGCCTGCAGCTTCTTGCCTCCGCGGCGTGGTGAGTGGAAGACGTGGCTCATGCTGCTGGCTCCCTGAAGATGTCCAGTTGAGCCAGTCCCCGATAGGCAGGACGGTTCAGCCACAGGCACTCGACGCGATCACGTGCGCCATCGGCGTGGGCATTTCGCTCGACACAATGCCAGTCGGCGTAGAGTTCGTCGTAGAGCGGGCACGGGTATCCAGACAGCAGCACCATCCCTTCCAGTTGATGGAGGAATCCGGCCAGGTATCGGTGCTGAGTGTCGCTCAGTTCATGCCGGTAGCTCTTCCCGGTGTCGTTGTGGCGCACCTTGGTGCTGCGCGTGGAGTGCACGTATGGCGGATCCACGTAGTGCAGCGTCGACGGCCGGTCATGGTGCGCCATGATGTCCATGGCGTCTCGATTCTCGATCACTACGCCCTGGAGCCGCTCGGTAATGGCCGGCAGGGCCTCAGAGTAGTTGCGCCAGTCGATAGCTGGCGAGGTGCCGCTGCGGCTGGAGGAGGCACGGAAGCCCGTGCGTTCGCCGCTAGCTGCCGCGCTCCCGAACCCCTGAAGTGACCGAACGACCGTGCGCCGTGCTCGCTCGAGAGGGTCCGTGGCGTTGCCATAGCTGGCCTCGAACTCCTCGCGCGCAAACGGCGTCAGCGCCAGGACCTGGCGCAGTTCGCCACCATGATCCCGGGCCACGCGGAACAGGTTCACCATGTCGCCGTCGAGGTCGTTGTAGACCTCGGCGTAGGCGCGCGCCTTGCGGAGCAGTACCGAGCCACCACCTCCGAATGGCTCGATGTAGGTGTGATGGTCGGCCATGTGCCGGATGATCCACGGGGCAAGCATCCACTTCCCTCCGTGGTAGCGAACAATCGGACGCTGTACGCTCAAGGCTGCACCTCCGGCTGAGCAACGCTCAGCGCCACGGCGACATTGCGCACCCAGATGGGGGTGTTGTTGAGCATGAAGGTCTCGCCCTGCTCGGCCAGCAGCAGGGTGGTTCCCATGACATCGGCAATGGCTTCCGCGGCGTGCGGCGGCACGGCATTGCCGATGCGCTCGCTCCAGTCCTTGTCGCTCAGGCCGTCGAGCACCAGGTATTCCTCGGGCTCGACCAGGCTCTGCAGGGCGGCTTTTTCCAGCGTGGTGAAGGGGCGGTGCCAGGTGCCGTCGAGGCTGCGGATGATGCATGTCAGGCGCTCATCTGCTGCCGGGATGCGCGGATCGGCAACGCTGAAGCGGCCGCTGTCGTAGCGCGAGCTGGCCGCGATCGCGCCGGAGTGCTGACCGAAGCCGATCACCCCGTAATGGCCGCCAGTCAGGTAGTTGTCGCCCTTCCCGCGGTGCAGGATGCGGGGGTCGGCCACTGACTGCTGGCCGCCCTGGACACCCTTGCCACCGGCGATGATGGTCCCTGCGGGCTGGTCGTAGCGGATCACCCGATAGTTGCCGCTGTGGCGCTTCTCCCAGTTGGGGCGAGGATCAGCGACGCTGAAGGTGCCCTGGCCGGGCATGGTCTGCCCGGGGATTGTCGGCGAGGATTCGCCCCAGCGGATCACGCCGAACTGCTGGCCATGGTTCCAGTTCGCGGCCTGGCGGTAGCGGGGATCGGCGACCGAGAACGCGCCGTTGGTGGGGCCGGAGCGGCCGGCGATGGTGCCGGCGGTGTCGTCCCATCCATGCACGCCCATGTATCCCGAGCGATATTCCGGCACGATCACCAGGTCGCGCAGATGTCCATCCTCGATCGCCAAGTCGTTGAGGCTGCGCCAGTCGCTGCCGGCGCGCACCAGGGCCAGGCGTACCCAGGTCTTCCAGTGCAGCGACGGCACGCGGTGCATTGGGCCGGCGGCCTCGATGTCACCAGGCAGCGGCATGCGGCCCAGGATGTCGCCGACCGCGCGCAGGCTCTTCTTCTCCGGCTCGTACAGGAAGGCCGGGACCTTCTCGACGTTCCGTGCCACCAGCAGGAAGCGCTTGCGACTCTGCGCCAGGCCGCCCAGCTCGCCGCAGTCGTGGGTGGTTTCGGCATTCGCGAAGCCGTAGTGGCTGAGCAACTGACCGATCTGGTCCAGCAGGTGCCGGCCACGGGTGGCGAGCCGCGGGACATTCTCGAAGGCGATCAACGGCACCGGATCGTCGGCCCATGCTTCGCCCATCAGCCAGATGCAGCGCAGCGTCAGCTCGTTGAGAGCCTGGTAACGCGGTGTCTTCGCCCGTTCCTCGGACAGTAGGCCGCTGGCACCCTTGCAGGGGCTGCTGATGAAGACGCAGTCCGGCCGCTTGTAGCCGGCGGCGCGCCGAATGTCCTCCGGGGTGGCCTCCCGCCAATCGGCGGGGGGCTCCTTGCCATGGAAGCGGATGTACTGCTCGCGGGTGAACAGGTCGAGCTGGGTGCCAGGTACTCCGGCCAGGGTGGCGAAGTCGCGCAGCACTCCCGGGTCGACGTCGATGCCGCCGAGGCATTCCCAGTGCGCTTCGACGTTGCCGACACGTGGGCGCGAGCGGTTGAAGCCTTTGGCGCCACCACCCAGGCCGCAGCAGAAGTGGAAGTGGTGCAGGGTGCGCTTAACGAGCATAGCGGCGGTCTCCCTGCTCTTTCTTTGCGGCGACGTTTTCCATGTAGCTGGCCCATTCGACGGCCTTCTGCTGCTGGCGGATGCGGCTGCAGCGCTGGTGCTTGCGGGTCGAGCGGGCCTTGCCGCAGATGTCGCAGATGCTGGGCACGTCCAGGCGTTTGCTGGCCATCGGGGGGCGGATACGGTCAGTCATTGGCCTTGTCCCCCCCAACATGCTCGAGGCGCTGATTAACCTTGGTTGGGGTGATCGCCGATGCCATCGTCATGATGGCGATGTCGCGATCGGTGGGCTCGGCGTAATCACCGTCACGAGTCGAGGGGAACAGGCGATTGGCTTGCACGAACGCCACGAATGCATCCTTGAAGCATTCAGCAAGCGCCTTCCGAAGAGCGTCGTAGTGCAGTTCGAACTCGATAGCTTCGGCTGGCGTCACATCCACGCCGATCTGCTTAGGACGAGCCTTGCTAACCCACAGGTCGACCATCGAGGAATCGCAAATCTTGCTCATGATCTGATGGGCGAGGTTCCTGTCGAACCTGTTGGCAGCTGGAAACCAGCGCGTCTCCCGGCGTTCGTTACTCAGGTCTTCGACGGTGATGCCATGGCGGGCCAACAGCTTGTCCAGCATGCGCTGAGCATTGACTTTCTCACCGCCAACGCCTCGCTCAGCGAGAGCCTGCAGCTTGCGCAGCTTTGCCTGCACCTTCTCGTCGATTTCGCCACTGGCGGATGTGCTAGCCTTGGCGCCGCCGCCTTGGGGTTGATGTGCTTGCATGGTGTGTCTCCTTTCGGGGTGGTATGGCCCTGGTGAGTTGCCGCTCACCGGGGCCTTCTCTTTTATGCCGCGACGTATCCGCCGGCGGTCTTGTGCAGCACGCCTATCTCGGCGGCCTGCTGCATCAGCTTGGTGGCCTTGTTGCTGCCGATCCGTAGTTCCTTCGCCACCTGCCGCACCGCCACCTTGGCGCCGCTCTCCGTTCCGGCGATGAGCTGCTGGAGCAGTTGCGGCAAGTCTTGATCTGTGGCCGTTTCCGGCTGTTTCTGGTGGCGTTCCTCGGGCTGTTTCTGGTGCTCGGTTACCGTTATCGGGCCGCGTTCCTCGACGGGCGTCGGGCGTAGGGCAGAGAGGATCAGGGCGGGCACCACTTCCAGCGCAGCGGCGAAGCCGACGCACAGCAGGGTGGCCAGCTGCAGGGGAAGGCCTGAGGCCTTGGCCGGCTGGGCGATCAGGGCGGTGAGTTCCTGCGAGGCGAGGTCTCGGCGTACCTGGGCGCGGTCACGTTCAGCGTCGATGCGAGCGATGCCGGCGGTTTCCAGCTCCAGGGCGCGGCTGACCATGCCCCGTTCGCGCAGGGCGTTGGCTTCCTGGTGAATGGCGACAGCGTCGGCGTCGAGCTGCTGGATGCGGGCGGCGTCGGCGTTGCGTTGCTCCACCAGGTCGACTCGGCGTTGCTCTTCGCGTGCCTGGTGCTCGGCGCGGCTGGTGACGATCGAGGTCATCAGGCGGTCGTAGCTGGCCCAGCCGGACACGCCGCCCAGCGCCATGGCGCACGCCATCATCAGCAGCGCGCACAGGGTTCGGCGCGCTGCCAGAAGGCCGAGGGACAGCGGCCAGGCGATGTACTTGAACAGGTCCAGCACTACCGCCGCCGAGGCGAACAGGACGGCCAGCAGCGGCTGCTCGATCAGCGCAGCGATGGCCAGGGCCACCGAGGTGGCCGTCACGCCTGCCAGCGCGGCGACCATTGCCAGCAACGCCCAGCGATGGCGTGGTTGCAGGTGGTGCATGGTGTGTCTCCTTTCGGGGTGGTCAGCCCCGGCGAGTTGCCGCTCGCCCGGGCCTTCTTACCTATGGGGTGAGGTCAGTTGGGCTCTTGTGCCCAAGCCCTTTTCAGGTCCGACCAGATGGCCTCGCCGTTCTCGACGTACTGATGCACCTCGATTTCGGGCCGTCGATCCAACCGCAGCAGTGCGAGGCAGTCCTCCCACAGCTGGGTGTCCAGGCCGCGCAGATCGGTGAGGGAGAAGGGGAACGCCTGGCCGTTGTAGAGGCTCAGCAGAAAACGGCCGACGATTCGGCTCTGCCCAGTACCCCGTTGAGCTACAGGCAGCAGGCGCTGCAGCGCTTCAATTCCAGCGGCGCGAATTGCTGGGCGCTCGGCTTCTTCTGCGGCCATACGGGCGAGGGCTTCCTGCCAAAGTTGCATTGCGTTCATCTGCGCCACCTCACACCGCCACGACCGGCGGCACGCCGGCGTTGAGCATCCCGCGGACGTTCGCCGCCAGCTCGGTGGGAGCCAGCGCGCGTTCCTGTTTCACCGGCTGCGGGAGCAGCTTGGCCGCTTCGGGGAACAGGTCTTCCACCTGGCGGGAGGTGCGGCAGGCGAGCAGCACGTCCATGGCCTGGCCGCGGAAGGTCTCAGCCCCTGCCATCACCTGCTGCAGCTCTTGTGCGCACAGCAGCGCCAGTGTCTCCTGTGCCGGGTCGGTGATGGTGTCCATGCCGTTCAGGCGAGGCAGGGAACCATTGGGGCTGGATAGCCTGATCGTCCAGTGCCGATCATGGTTGGCACCCTTGTAGGAGAAGCGCGCCACCCCTTCGTAGGCTGGCGAGTTGATGATCTTCAGCACCAGAGCGTTGCGCTTGTCGTCCTTGAAGTCGTGATAGACCAAGTAGATCGGGCTACTGGTCGGCTCCCGATTCTCGCGCGGCTTCATGTAGTGAACGTCGGATTTGATGACAGCGGCCAGGGCGCCGGCGGCGATCAGTTCGCCCCAGTGTTTCTTATCCAGGCCGGGCAGCGCCTCGACCTTGGCCTGGTGCTTGGCCCAGAACTGTTCATTCAGCGCTGCCAGGTCGGCGGCGATGCGCGGGCCGTGCTTGGCTACCGCCTGGATGGTGAGCTGATCGGCGACCTGCTCGCGCATGGCCTGGGTGATGGAAAAGTGCTTCTGCATGGTGTGTCTCCTTTCGGGGTGGTGGTTGCCGGCGTTGCCGCGCCGGTCAGGCTTCGAAAATCCAGCACTTCACCGTGCTGGGCTTGGAAAACATGCTGTTGTTGTGGGCCTGGGCGGCGCGCACGGCGCTGTCGACGGCCTTGTAGCTGAGGAACTTGTGCCGGCGGGACTCCTTCAGCAGGTCGCGCAGAATCGAGGCGTCGGCCACCTTCTGGCGGTGCTCGGCGGCCAGCTTCACGAACTCGTTGAGGTTGATGGCGATGGTTTCCGGGTTCTTGCTGTGGTTCAGCACCGGGCCGTCCTGGGTGTTCTCGAGGTACTCGTAGACCTCCCAGAATTCCGCCACCTCCGGCGCGTCGGCGTTCACCGCGGCCTGGCGTTCCAGGGCCATGGTCATCAGCTGCTGCTGGGCGGCGCCGTGCTGCTCGTCGGTGAGCGGCACCACCAGGCGCAGGGCATCCACCAGGGCCATCAACATGGCGTGGTTCAGGATCAGGCGCTCGATGCGAATCTGCTTCAGCTTGCGCAGGCTGGCGGTGTGGACCTTCAGCCGCGCGCGGAAACACTCCAGCACCTGGGCTTCGGCGCGGACGGCCATCAGCAGGAAGTGGCTGACCTCGAGCACGCCCAGGTGGTTGAGGTTGTCGGCCGCGGCCTGGCTCTCGCGGGTGATCTCCGGGCGCACGAAGTGCAGCTTCACGATACGGGTCATGATCGCTTCGGAGGCCTGCACAGTGGCGTTCTGGCTCATCACCAGGACGCCGCGGAAGGGCGGCTCGTAGGTCTCGTTGCCGGCGGTCTTCTGGCCGGTCACGCCCAGCGCGCGGCCGTTGAACAGCGGCTTGAACTCGTCCCAGTCGAAGGACTTGGCGGCGCCGCCAGCGCGGCTGTTGTCGCTGCGGTCGGCCTCGAGCATGACCATGGGCATGTTCGATAGCTGAGTCAGCCAGCGGCGCAGGCCCGCCTTGGTCATCTTCGACGGGTCCTGGCCCTCTTCGTCCGCCCGGCCGAGTAGTTTCCAGAGGAAGGTGATCAGCGTGGACTTGCCGGCGCCGGCCTCGCCGGTGGCCTCGAGGAACGGGAAGCTCTGGAACTCGGCGCGAATCTGCTCGGCGAACAGCGAGCCGAACCAGAAGGCCAGCGCGACCAGGCCCTTGGCGCCGAAGCATATCCACAGCCAGTCGAGCCACTGCGGGCGGTAGCCCTTGTCGTCCATGGCGATCTGCAGCTTGATGGAGCGCTGTAGGGTCTTCAGGCGCAGCTTCTGGAACTCGAAGTAGTCCTCGGCGTTGGCCTTCTCCAGCATGCCGCCGCGCACCGCCACGTCACCCAGGACGTAGCACTGGTGCTCCTTGCTGTAGCCCAGGAAGTCGATGGTGGCCACCGTCTTCAGGCCGGTCAGCTGGTGCTTCATGATCTGGTCCAGCTGGGCCCCGCTGCCGGTGAAGATGGCGCCGGCGGCCACGCCCAGCAGGCGCTTCTTGAACTCGCTGGCGGCTGCCACCTGAGCGCTGGTGAAGGTGTTCTTCACGCTCTCATCGTCGGGGCGGTCGATGCGGAAGTAGTACCAGCTCTCGTCGGTCACCTCGTTGCGCTGGAAATACAGGGCCTGGGGGAAGCAGTTGGCGATTTCCACCACCCCGCCGGACTGCTGCAGCGCCTTGTCGCGCATCTGCTTCTGGTTGAGCAGTTGGTCGTCGTGGTGGTCGCTGTCCTCGAGGCTCTGCATGGCGCGGTTGAATTTCTCGATGTCCAGCTTGAACCAGTACAGGCGGTTGCCGAACCGGAAGTGGAATTCGCCGCGCTTGTGCCAGTCGTACATCAGCAGCGCCTTCTCGGCCGCGCTCTCGGCGATCAGCAGCGCACCCTCATGACGGGCCGCCTTGATGTCCTTCTCGAACTGGTCGTGACGGGTGGCCTTGTCGTCGATGAACAGCCAGCGCTGGTGCAGGTCGTTCCAGTCGGTCTTGCGGTTGCCGCGCTGGGGTATCTGCGCCGCCTCGCACACGTAGCCCAGCTCGCGGGCCTGCTTCACCCAGCGGCGGGTGTAGGCGTGGGCGCCGGGCTCGTTGTCCAAGGCCCAGATGAGTTTCGGCAGCTTGTCGCCGCGCTGGGCTTTCAGCTCGCGCAGAGACTGCTCGGGGAAGGCGTTGGAGCTCATGGCCGACACGGCGGCCAGGCCATGGTGCAGCAGCGCGATGGCGTCGAAGATGCCCTCGACGATCCACAACGTATCGACCTCGAGCAGGTCGACGCACGGCGGGCACCACCAGACGCCGCGCGGGCTATCCCCGGGCTTGAAGCGGGCCTTCTTCTTGCCGAAGCGGTGTGGCTGATCGATCAACCGTTCCCAGTAGCCCCCCTTGTCCAGGGGGAAGCGCACGGTCGCGCTGCCGATCTCGAGATCACGGTCCCAGTAGTGTTCCTGGGTGTACCACCCCTCGATCATCGCCAGGTCGAAGCCGCGGGCATGGCTCAGGTAGGCCTTGGCCGAGGCCGATGGCTCCTTGTCGGTAGCCGGCGCGCGCTTGCTCCAGTCGTCGAACAGCTCGGGGTAGAGTTCCTTGACGTGCCAGCTCTCGCCGCACTTGCTCTCCCGGCCGCAGCGGACGAACCAGGGGTTATCGGCCAGGCTGAACAGTTCCTTCTTCCCGCAGGATGGGCATTCGCCCTTGCGCAGGTACTTGGTGCCGCTGACCGGCTTCAGGCCGAACTGCGCCTGCAGCTTGCGCAGCACCTCGTCGCGCAGCTCTACGTCCATGTCCCTCATGCCGCGACTCCCAGCTGGGCGCGCAGCGCGCGGATGGTGCGGACCAGGCCGACCATGTGCGGGTGGTCCTCGATGATGCGCTTGGCCCGGAAGCCCTGCGGGGTGTAGCGGTAGCGGTCGTCGAACCAGAACGCCGCCATGGCGGTTTCGTACTGGCTGACCAGCCAGGCCAGGTAGCTGGAGGCCTGTGTCGTGTCGATGTCGACGTTGATGGAAATCTGACCGCTCATGGCGGATACCTCGAATTCAGGGCGTAACTCGCCCAAACCCACGCAAGGCGGGGCTGGGCTCGGGGGATCAGGGGTGTTTCGGGCGTTCGTCGATCAGGCGGTCGGCATCGCCGAGGCCCCAGTCCCAGCCGATCCAGACGACCTCGAGCTGAGGGTTGGGCTGGGGAAACAGGTCGTTCCAGGCGCGCTGTACCAGGGACTGCGACAGGAAGACCGGCACCTCGAGGGCATTGGCCAGGTGGCTGACGCAGGCGTTGAACAGGTGGTCGTCGCCGGAGAGGTACTGGTCCTTGCGGCGCTCCAGGTAGGAGCGCGCGGCGGCCTGCATGAAGTCCCGGTAGTCGTTGACGTTGATCGGTTGCGGTTTCATGCCGTGGCCTCCATGGGCAGGGTGTCGAGCAGGTCGAGCTGGTCCGTCTTGAGGCGGTTGTCGCGCATGGCGCGCATGCGCTCCACTGAGGGCGCCACTGGCAGCTGGACGCGGGGGCGGTCGATGCCCGACGGGCTGATTTCGAAGTCCCAGGACAGCGAGCCGGAGAAGGAGGCGCTGCACGGTAAGAAGGTGCACTGCGCGTACATCGCCTTGACGCTCGGGCTCTGTACCTCGCTGCTGCGGATGCGCATCGGGTGCCCGCAGGCCGGGCACAGGCACTTGTAGCCGCCGCTGCTCATCTCAGCGCTCCTCCATGATCTCGAAGGCGATGTTCAGCGGCGTGATGGCGTCACCGATCGCCATGCGGATGTGGCTGTCTGCCTGCGCCCCCTTGGCTGTACGAACCGTTTCCCGTAGCGTGTCCAGCCGCTGCTGCGCATGGTCCAGCACGCTGAGCAGCTCTTCTCTGGTTTGGTCATTGAGGTTTGCCATGGGAACTCACTCGCAAAAGGATGTGGAAGACCTGATCGAACGCCTGCAGGTCCGGCACGAAAAACTGGTCGAGGTGATGCGTGGCCGTGAGACAGAGCGCCTAACCGGCAGCGGCATGCAAACTGGCATTGCGATCAGTGCCAGGGACATCCGCTTCGCTGTCGATGACGTGGTCACCGCGCTCAAGGAAATTCGCGGCCGACTGGGCAAGGAATAGCCGCCGCTGCTCATGGCTTGGCCCCTTCGCTGTGCACCGCGATAACGGCCATCACCTCGCCGTGGCGCTCGGCCATGTAGTCGACGTGGGCTTTCAGAATGGCCTTGGCCTCGGCGGGCTCAATGACCTCGTCCTCGAGGGCCTTCTCGATGATCATGTCGACGGCGCCGCGCTTCACCGAGGCGCGCACGGACCGGCTGTAGAGGTCCACGTTGTCCACCGACTCGGGGTCGGGCAGCGGCACGAACATGCCGCCGTAGAGCTGGGCCAAGTACTCCGGCAGGAAGGTGGTGTTGGCGTCCTGTTCGAGCACATGCAGCTGCTCGTCGGTCAGCGGCCTGCTGCCGGCGGACTCGTAGGCGTGGTTGTCGAACTTCTTCAGGTCCAGGCCCAGGCGGGTCGCCGCGCACTCCCGTCCCCCGGGGTAGGCGCCGATGATGGCCTGCACCACCTTGCGGCGGCTGTCTAGGATGTTGCGCTTCATCTTCTGGTTTTCCCCTAAACCGACTGCCACTACTGTGGAATCACGCCATCCTTGATGCCCAGCAGGATGGCTACGCGGCGTGCTTTGCCGCGGAGGCACTTCTTCTGACCGTTCAGCACGGCGTAGACGGTGCTTTCACCCAGCTCGTTTTTCTCGGCCCATTCCCGAACCGTAAGGCCCTGATCGTAGATGCGCTGACGGGCAGCCTCGCAGGCTTGCTCCGTGGGGTAGGCGTTCGGCATAGTCCACATTCGTGTGATTTCGTGTGATTTCGTGACGATGATGGTTCAATCTTTTGAACCTGTCAACGGTAGAGGTTCATTTTTGACGACCATTGGCGATCGACTAAAGGAAGAGCGAGTACGTCTCGGCCTCAGCCAGACGGACTTAGGAGCGGTTGGCGGGGTGGGTAAAACCACCCAGATCAACTACGAGAAGGGAGAGCGCAGCCCTGACGCGACGTATTTGTCAGCGGCGGCTCAGCGTGGGGTCGACGTGCTCTATGTTCTGACCGGGAAGCATGTCCCCGCGGAGCCAGGATCGATCACCGCCGAAGAGTTCGACGTACTCCGGTTCCTCCGCCTGATGCCCGAGGAAGACCGGAAGGTCGTCATGCGCATGGCGCACGCCCTGTTTGTCGCCTCGACATCACCGCAAGCCGACTAGCCCTAACCTCGTTCCAGGGAGGAACCATGCGCCCCATCCGCCATACGCTGTCCGCTATCCAGCCCATCCTATTCAGCGCAGCACTCTGCTGCCTCAGCTCAACGGTGTTGCACGCCGCTGATAAGGATCTGCCGCCCCTGCATTTCTCGGACGTTCCGGCCTTGATCGAGGATTTCGGTGACTACTCGGCCGAGAATGGCACCTTCAGGTTGGTGTCGACAGTGCCGTTGCGAATCCAGTTGTCCCCAATGGTGGTGCCAGGTGACCTGCCCGAGAACGATGCCCGCGAGATTCGTCGCGCAGCTCTGTACGGCGTCTACAGAACCTTCGTACACACCGACGCCAAGGCGGTGAAAGTGATCGTCGTTCCGAAAGAGGTGGATCTGAAGACTGGCAAATCTCACCTGCGTGACAAGCCAAGCATTGAGGTGACAGCCACTCGCGATCAGGCGCTCAAGGCGGTGAAGAAACTGATCAAGGCCAACCAGTTCGCCGACTTGGTACAGCCGGAGCAGATGGGCACTATCCAGCTCGACAACTGGCGCGATGACTTCGAGACGCTGTATTTCAAGGACGCCGGCCAGATCGACCTGCTCAACGCGATCAAGGCGAGCGGTGGAGACTTAGTGAACAACGGATGATGGCACTTTGATTTGAAATGCTCAGACCATCGGATAAGGATTTCTGCTGGTGGCATGTTCCAACGTGCTGAGAATGGGGAGCTCCCGCGGGCTGCTGGACGGTAGCAAGGTGCTACCGGGCGCCCGAGGATTTGAGGGAGTACACCCATGGAGCAATTCAATCATCAAGAGCGCCCCATCAACCTGCCGCCTATGACCGCTGAGCAATTGACGGATAGGGAGCGAACGCTCATATGCACCTTCCGTCGCCTAGCACCTAAGGATCAGGCAGCGGTTGTCAGATTGGTAGATGCGCTTTCGCAACTTGCGACTCTAGAAAATTAATTCTATCCCTCCGGCCAGGCTGGAGGGATAACTAAAAACCATAAAATAGCCGACTGAAAAAACAATGGGCACGACAAAATGAAAGACTGGCTCGAAGTATTTAGAGATCATATAAATGAGCGCCTAAGTAATCCATGGATCAGTGCATACAGTGTTTCTTGGGCTGTAATAAATTACAAATTCTTCATTATAATCTTCTCAAAGCTTACACCTCTAGAAAAAATAGCTTACATACAAGGAAACTTGTATGGCGATATATTCGGGCAAATACATTATTTTTTCACGCCTTTAGTTATGGCGTTTCTCTACATATATGTCTTGCCATTCCCGGCAAGATGGGCAATTAAATTCACCCTTCAACAAAACAATATAAATAGGAAGGCGCGCCAGCAGGCAGAGGAAGAAACACTTCTTTCAGAAGCTGATGCAAAAGCTCTGCGAGCCTCAATCAGGGATACTGTAAAATCCTTGGAAGATGAGGTGAGAGACCTGACCACCAGGGTAAAAGTTCACAAAGAGGAAGCTGAACAGTATGAAACAGAGCTTTCTGAAGTAAAGGCCGAGTTACAATCGAGCGAGGCGACTCTAGAAAAGTTTCGGAAGACTGAGGCGTCTCTTAGGAAGCATATAGAAATCATCACTCCTTCTGCGGAGGAAAATAACAGAATCAAAGAAGCCTTCATAGAAAGAGGTGATGAACTTCGACATTTGGCAGGAATCCTCAAAGACCTGATCAATTCGAGCGCGAATTTCAACATGATCCACCCATCAAGCTACAATTACATCGCGAATTTTATTGAGCGGGCGAATAGTGGTGAATACACATTTGATGGGGGAAGCAATAAAAAGATAAAAGAAAATGAAAAAAGAGCTTAATTATTTAGCCGCTTAAGCTCGCGATCCGCGGCGCGCTGGGCGTTCTTCTTGCTCACGTACAGGTGCCGCAGGCGCCGTGGCCTGGTCTGGTCGCCGGCGGTGACCTTCTTCTCGGCGCCGGTCTTGCCCTCGCGGTAGAAGGCCACGATGCCGGTGTAGTTGCCCGGGTTGTCGGTGGCCAGGTCCTCCACCAGGTCCTGCGGCAGCTTGCTCTCCAGCTCGAGGCTGGTGACGAAGCCCTCGTCGGCGCTCAGCCGGTGTTGGACGTTGCCGCCGTACCAGACGATGGCGTCGATCTCCGGCTTCACGCCCTGCAGGGTGTAGGTGAGCTCGGGGATCAGGTCGGCGCGGCCGCGGGCCAGGTTGTAGCTGAGCGTGGCGCTGCCGCGCTGGAGGCGGCGCCACTCGGACCTGGCGGCGCGCAGCGCACTCTTGAGGTCGCTGTAGGTGTGCCGCAGGTTCTTCAGGTTGTCGCCGCCGCCGGCGATGGCCTCCTTCTTCGTGGCGCTGTTGATGTCGTAGTAGTAGGCGCGCACGCCGTCATAGCTGTCGCGGTCGGCCAGCAGGTAGCGGTGCCCATCGCCGTCCGCCCGGGTCAGGGTGATGTGCGGCAGGGTCAGGCCGCTGACGCTCTTGCCGCCGCCGGCAGGCATGCACACAAGGCACCCGGCCTTCACGCTGGCCACCGCGTCGAAGTCGTCGCCCAGGCGGGTGATCAGGTTGGCGTCGGACTCATTCGCCTGGTCGAGCTGGGGTATCGCCTGGCCTGCGAGGCTGTCGGCGATGCGCAAGGTGAGCTGGTTGCGCTGCGCGACGTCGCCCAGCACCTGGCCGAGGGTGGTGGCGTGCCAGCTGCGCTCGCGCTTCACCTTCAGCGTCTTGCGCAGGTCCGCACTGCGGGCGCGGATGCTGAGCACGTCGGGCGCGCCGCTGTGCTCCAGCTCGTCGACGGTGTAACTGCCCTTGTCGACGAGCCCGGTGTCGCTCCAGCCGAGCCACAGGTGCAGCGAGGCGCCCTTGCGCGGAATGGCGACCAGCCCGTCGTGGTCGCTGAGACTGATGCTGAGCTGGTCGGCCTCGATGCCGCGGTTGTCGGTGAGCTCCAGGATGATCAGCCGGGGGCTGACCAGTTGGGCGATGTCCACGCCGTCCACGGTGAGGCGGAAGATCGGCACCGAGTAGGTGGCGTTGCGCGCCAGTTGGTCGGCGACATCGCCGACGTAGGCGGTGGCCTGGGCAATGGCCTGGGTGAGCAGATCGGTCACAGCAGCCCCCGGATGATGTTGCCGGCCGAGCTGATGGCGCTGCCGATCAGGTCGACGCGGCCGTCGTCGATGCGCTTGAGCTCGATGCTGAACTCGATGCGGCGGGCCGCGCCGTCGGGGAAGAAGAGTGTGCGCGTCTCGGTGATCTTCTCGATCACCCACAGGCCCAGCACGCGGCCGCTGCCCTCCACCAGCGCCCAGGCCTTGCCGGTGTCCGCCATGGTGCGCAACGCGTCGAGGCTGAGCACGGTGCCGGCCAGTTCGGGCAGCAGTACCCCGGGCAGGGTGATGGCGTCCTCGCCGCGGCCCAGGAACTGGCGCGCCGGCTGCGCGCCGACGCGGTTGGTCGAGGGGTGGCGCCAGTCGGTCTGGCGCTGCATTTCCTGATAGGCGGCCGTGTGCAGGCTGAACACGAACATGCCGAGGGCGAGCATCATCGCCGGTTACTCCCTGTCGCCCAGGCGCGAGCGCATCCGAGCAGCTTTGCCACGCTCGCGTTCGTCGAGCATCTGTTCGAGCATGCGGCGCAGCGCTGCCGTATCGGTGCCCGGGGCCGCCTGGATGGTGATGTTGTAGGTGTCGCCCTGGATCACGGCGGGCGCCACGGCCGCGCTGATCGGCGGGCGGTTGTCGATGGCCACCGCCGGCGCCGCGCCACCCAGCACCAGGGCGCCGGCGGCGGCCAGGCGCTTGCCCAGGTCGCTGATCGCGCCCAGCGGGCCGCTCTGCCCGGCCACCAGCCCCTGCTGCAGGCCGGCCATGGTGAAGCCGCCGAGCTCGGCGAAGACACGGCTGGGCGAGTGGATGCCGAGCTTCTCCTTGAACCAGCCGATGGTGCTTTCGCCGATGGTGCTGATGGCGGACTTGATCTGGCCGAGGCCGGCCAGCAGGCCGTTGATGAGGCCGCGGACGATCATGTTGCCGAACTCGGTGAACTGCAGCGGCAGGTCGAAGCCCAGGTAGCGTGCCAGCTCGGCGAAGGCGCGGTAGACCAGGCCCAGGGGGTTGAAGTTGGCCAGCACCGTGATGATGCCGCCGAAACCGGCGTCGAAGCCGGCCTTGATCTCCGCCCACATGCCCAGCAGGTAGGCCTTGACCTGGTCCCAGTTGGTGTAGATCAGGTAGGCGGCGCCGGCGAGCACCGCCACCACTGCGGCGATGGCCAGCACCAGGGGATTTGCCGCCAGGCCCCAGAGCGCGACGCTGACCATGCGGATACCGGCCACCAGAGGGCCCATGAGCAGCCCGACCAGGCCGCGCAGCATGCCGAGCAGGGGCGCCGCCTGGATGCCGAACAAGGCCATCCCGTAGCGCAGCACTGCGAAGGGCCCAATGGCTGCCGCCATGGCCAAGGTGAGGCCGCCAAATGCGGTAAGCAGGCCGGACACTGCCGCCGCGGCGATGAGCAGCCCCTTGGCCAGGGCCGGGTTGGCTTTCACCCAGCTGTCGACCTTGTCGATCAGGTTGCCAATGGAGTCAATCAGGCCCATCACCATACCGCGCAGACCTGCCCCGCTGTTCGCCTCGGTGTTGAACAGCCGGTTCTGCAGCATCTGCCAGCGGGCGCTGATGGTGTTGCTGCGGATGTCGGCCTCGCGCTGCATGGAACCCTTGCCGGCCTCGCTGTTGGCCAGCTCAAGCTGGCGCCGATACTCGCTGATGTTGGCCGCGAGCTTGGCGGCGTCGTCGCCATACTCCTTGCCGAACAGCTGTGTGGTCACGCTCAACTGCCTGTTCTTGGGCAGCTTGTTGAGCGCGTCCAGCACCTTGAGGATGGTGGCTGTGGAGTTCTTCGCCATGCCGTTCTGTATCGACTCGGCCTGGAGGCCCAGCGCTTTCAGCCCTTGCTGGAACTTCTTCGGTTGCTGACTGGCAATCGCGAGTTCGCGAATCATGGCGTTGGTCGCGGTGCCGGCCACCTCGGCGGACGAACCGAGCGTCAGGAACGTCGAGCCCAGCGCCGCCGCATCCCTGTAGCTCATGCCGACGGAGGCTGTGATACCGGCAGTGCGCTGCAGCACCTCGATGATGTCTGCGCCCTTCGACTTGGCGTTGTCGTCGAGGTAGTTGATGGCGTCGCCGAGCTGGCTGACGTTCTTGATGGGCACCTTGAACAGGTCGGCGATGCGCGCCAGGTCCTCGCCGATCTGGTCTGCCGGCAGTTCGAAGGCCGTGGCCGCATTGGCCGCCGTCTCGGTGAAAGCCAGCAGGTTCTCCTTGCCTTGTACGCCCATGCGGGCGCCACCTTCCACCAGGGCTGCCAGATCGGTGGTAGCCATGGGAATGCGCTTGGACATTGCCTGGATGGCGTCCGCCATCTCGTAGTAGGTCGAGGTGAGTTGGCCGTTGGCGTCCCGAGCACCGTCCACTTGCTTGGCGACACCGAGCATGGCGTCCTCGAAGCTGCTGTAGGTCTTCACCAGGCCAACGACAGGCAGTCCCACGGCAGCCCCGGCAGCGGTCGCTCCCGCACCGACGATTGCGGCCTTGCCAGCGAAGGCCTGGGTTTTATCGTAGGTCGAACGCGCGCTGGCCAGAGCCGTCAATTTCGCCTTCTGAGCCTCGATGGCTTTGGTTGCGGCCTGGATATTACGTTGGAGCCGAAGTTCTTCCGCACCAAGCCGTTGGGTCTTGATACCGGCCTCGGAAAGTCGAGCCGACACCGCTTCGAGTTGGTGCTTCTGTCGACTGTACAGCTCGCCAAGACGCTGGGTTTCGCGCCGGGCGCGCTCCACTTCTCGCGTGGAAGCATCCGAGCTCCGTCGCAACTCGGCCAACTTCTGTGAGGCAGCCTTCAATGCGGCGCTGGTCTCACCCAAAGCGGCATTCTGGGTGCGCCAGGCGCTGGTGTCGGCCTGCGCGGCGTTCAGCGCCTTGAGCCGCTCGCGGGCGGCCTTCAGGGCCTTGGCCGTCTCGCCGCTGCCCTGGGTGATCTTCTTCAGCGGGCCCAGGGCCTTGTCGATCACGTTGAGCAGCACGCGCAGCTGCAGGTCATTCGCCATCGCTGGAGCTCCGTTGCCTGGCGCGCTCGCGCCACTCCATCAGTTCCGAGACGGGCAGCCGGTCCATGTCGGCCGGCGCCCAGTGAAAGACCACGGCCAGGTCGGCCATGGCATCTTCTACGCGAGCAGGAATGCCGCCTGGTCCCGCTTCTGCAGCAAAAAACCGCTGATCTTCACCCCGCAGGCCACCAGGTCGGCCGGGTCCATGGCGGCGGCCTCGGGTTCGGTGATGCCGGGGGTGCTGATGCGCGGCAGCACCTTCATCAGGCTGGCCACGTCCATCTGTAGCAGGGTGGCCATGTGCAGGCCGCGCAGCTCGCCGGCGGCCGGCTTGCGCAGGGTGATGCGGTCGATGCTGGCGGTGCCGCGCTTGATCGGGGTGTCGAGGACTACGACGTTGTCGGGGATGGCCTCGTCCTGCAGGTCGGCGGCGTGATTGTCGGCTTGCTGTTCGGGGTTTTGCATGGGAGCTCCTTGGAAGAGAGCCGGCGGCGCGGGAGCGCGCGCCGGCGGGGGCTGGCCGTCGTCGGCCGAGGGTTAGATGCCGAGGGCTGCGCGCTGCTCGGCGAGCATGTCGACGCCGTCGATGACCTCGATGAAGTTGAGCAGGTCGATCTCGACCAGCACCTGGCCGTCGACGGTGAGCTTGTAGTAGCTGCAGGTGGTGGTGATCTTGTGCTCGGTGTCCTCGCCGGGCTTGGACTCGCCGAAGTCGATCTCTTCGTGCCGGCCGCGGACCACCACCTCGACCGCCGAGGTGGCGGCAGAGTCGTCCTGCTGGTAGGCGCCGGCGAAACGCAGCATCACGCCGTCGGCCTTGGTGGCGCCGAATTGACGGATGGCGATCAGGTCCAGACCGCCAAGGGTCCACTCCAGCTGCAGGCCGTCGTCGCTCATGCCCAGGTCGGCCTTCACCGGCCCGTTCATGCCGCCGCCGCGGTGCGCCTCCATCTTGCGGGCCAGCTTGGGCAGGGTGACGCCCTTGGCGACGCCGAGGTAGCTGTTGCCGTCGTTGAACAGATTCAGGTTCTTGAGTTTGCGGGGCATGGCCATGGATGGGCGCTCCGTGATTCAGGCCGCCCCGTCAGCCGCTGACGCGGCTGGCGAAGTCGACGAGGTAGGTGTCGGTGATGCGCTGCTGGAAGGTGAGGTCTTCCAGCGGCGGCACGGGGGTGTAGTCGTAGCTGATGCGCAGCTTGCCGGCCTTGAGGGTGTCCTTGTCGTTCACCGTCTCGTCGTACCAGGCCTGGCCGTCGATGATCAGGCCCAGGCCCTTCAGCTCGCGCATCTTGGCGTTCACGCCCTCGATGATGTCGCGGGCCAGGGACGGGTGCAGGGGCTTGTCCACGGCCCACAGGTGGGCCTCGGCCATGGTGTCGGCCAGCACCTGGGCGGTGCGGGTGTAGCTTTCGAACGCGAACAGCGGGTCCTCGCTGCAGGTGCGCGAGCCCCAGAAGCGGAACCCGCTCTGGTTGATGAGGGTGGTGACGTTGGCCTCGTTGAGGTAGTCGGCGTCGGTGCCGGTGGACTGCAGGTCCCAGTACACGTCGGCGCTGATGCCGGTCACCCCGTTGACGGCGACGTTGGACAGGGTCTTGTGCCAGCCGACGTCGTTGTCGAGCTTGGCGCGCAGGCCCAGGGCCACGGCGACGGCCGGCGCGGCTTTAGTGGTCGCGCTGACGGTGTCGAAGCGCTGGAAGTCCGGCCAGATCACCATGACCTCGCGGGCGCCGAAGTTCTCGGCATAGGTGGTCGCTTCTTCCTTGGTCTTGGCGCCGTCGGCGGATACGTAGGCGAAGGCGCGCAGCTTCTGCGCCAGTGTCACCAGGGCGGTGGCCACCGCCTGGCTGTCGAGGCCGGGCGCGCCCAGGATGCGCGGCTTGACGTTCAGCTTGGCCTGGGCGGCCAGCAGCGCCTGCATGCCGGTGTACTTGCCGTCGGCCGTGACGGTGCCGATGACGGCCGCGCTGGTGGCGGCGGCGTCCTGGCCTTCCTTGACGCGCACGACCACGGTCATGGCGTTGGCCTGGTCGGCGATGGCCTGAAGGCTGGCGGCCAGGGTGCCGTCGACGCCGGCCTTGCCGATGGCGCTCTGCGGGTTGGTCAGGAGTACGGGGGTGTCGAGCGGGAACTGCGAGGCGTCGGCGTCCTCGGCAGTGGCCACCAGGCCGATGATGGCGGTGGCGACGGTGCGAATCGGTCGAGTGCCTTCGTTGATCTCGACGACACGGACACCGTGGTGATACTGGTCTGCTGCCATGGGAGTGCCTGCGCAGGTGGGTGGATGACACTGCACAGGCTGCCGCGCGCGCGCGTCCGCTGCGACCGCGCGGCGTTGTACCGCGGGTTGCTACAAGGCGTTGTCGGTGTTCAGCAGCGCGGCGACGTCCGGGTTCTGGGCGAGGAACTCGGTCAGCTTGACCACGGGATCGGGCGCGACGGCTGGTTCCGGGCGGTTCACCAGGTCCCAGTCGGCGCCATTGAAGCGCGGCCAACGGTCTTCGGGCACCTCGGCCGGCGGCGCCACCAGGGTGCAGCGTGCCGGCAGCAGGTAGACGCCGGGCTCGAGCGGCGACTCGTCCGCCTCGGTGGTGCCGACCAGCAGGCCGGCGGTGTCGAACTGGTACGCGAGCATGGGCCCTCCTAGTACTTGATGCAGACCAGCAGCGCCACGTTGCGCGGCCGGGTCTCCGCGCTGCCGGTGCTGCCGACGGTGATGCTGTGGCTGTGGGTGCCGCTGGAGGCGATGGACAGGTTGTGGCTGTGGGCGCCCCCGTTGCCTACGGACACGCCGTGGGTGTGATCCCCTGCTGCCGAGACGCTGACGTTGTGCGTGTGCTGACCGGCGGCCGAAGTGGTATTCGTCGAGCCTGACTGCATGACGGAGTTGGGACCAGACGCACCTTGGCCGATACCTGGCGAACCCATCGCGGTATGGCTGTGGTTCCCCTGGGGGTCGGTCGACGCAGCATGCGAATGGTTGCCGGCGGCGGCGGTACTCGCCGCGTGGTTGTGTGCGCCATCGGTGGTAGCCGTACCCGTGTGGGTGTGGCTGCCCCCATCTGCCGCTGTCGCGGTGTGGGTGTGGCTCTGCACCGCGCCGGTCTGCGAGCTGCCCAGCGCGCGGCCGCCGTCGACGCCGCGGCCATCGTCCCAGCCGCGGATGAACTCGCCGCGCAGGTCCGGCAGGTTGAACGTGTTGAAGCCATCGCCAGCGCCGTAGGTGGTGCCAATGGCTGCGAACAGATCGGCATAGGCGGTGCGGCTGACGGCGGCGCCGTTGGCCTTGAGCCAGCCAGTGGGCGCCGCGCTGCGCGCGAAGGATGCCACCAGGCCGGCGGGCGCCATGGTCCGCGTTTCCGACTTGCTGAAGACGTCGAGGTTCGTCCGGCCCGCGGCCTTGTCGATCACGTCCGCCAGGTTGTTCCCACGCTCCAGCGGAGCCGGCGCGCTACCGGCCGGCTCGTTGTTCACCAGGGTGATTCGGGTGTTCGCGGCGTAGCTCTTGCCCAGCTTGAGCCGGGTGGGGATATTCGCGTCAGGCTGCCACTCGTCGGCGCCGGTCCCCTTATCCAGGCGCAGGCCTGCCACGTAGACCGCCAGGCCGTAGGTGGTGGTGACGGTGAGGTCGACGGTGGTCTGGCTCGCCGCCAGCAGTTGCTTCTCGGCTACGGTGTCGACCGTGACGTTGATGGCATCCATGTCCTTCCACTGGTAGTCGCCGTCGGCGTTGCTTGCCTTGCCCAGGAACTGGGTAACGGTGCCGCCCGGGATGATCTGCGCAGCCTTCACATTGGTCAGCACCCACTGCTGGGAGGCCACGGCGATGGCCGGGTCGACCTGCAAGGTGATGATCTGGGCATTGCTGACCAGGAAGTCGACGCGCACCACGACGTCGGAGAAAGCGCCCTCTTCAGCCGTGGGCTTGTAGGTGTCCGGCAGGGTGCCGACCACGAACATGGCGCCGTGGCTGTCGAAGACGGCAACCTCGCGCATGGTGAAGCCGCCGACGTTCGCGGGGACCACCAGTTCGGCGGTGAAGCGCTTCGGGTCGGTGGGCGACTGGTACACGCGGTTGACCGCCGCCCGGTAGCGCTCGCGCACCAGCTGGGTGTCGGTCTCCTGCGGGTCGGTCGGGTTGCCGTTGCCGTCGCCCACGGCCATGGTGGGCAGGTTGATCAGCGCCCCAGCGGCTTCCGCCTGAGCCATGGCCGTCAGGCCGTAGAGGGTGTGGATCGTCTTGAACAGCATGGGGAATCCCTCGTTGGTCTTCGGTCAGGCCCAGACGCGCCAAGGCGTGACGGGCTCGGCTTCGATGACGCCCTCGGGCCAGTCGATAGGTGCCTCGGATCGGACGTTGGCGTAGTAGCCGGTGCGCGGCTGTGGAGCTTCGCCTTCGGCCGCCGGTGGGTCGTACCAGGTGCCGATGATGTCGATGGCCACCCCATCCGCGGGGACCAGGTGTCCGTCCATGTCCTGGGCGGCGCCGGAGGCGATGAGAGTGGTGCGCATGGCGGCTTCGTCGGCCACCCGGATGAAGTAGTCGATCATGCGGTCATGGCCTGTAGTTCGGCGTTGGAGAGGCGGCGGGGAACGTAGCGGATGCGACGCAAATGGCCGTTGAAATAGGCGGAAGTCACGGACGCGCGCCCCATCGCCAGTTGGCTTACCACTGGCACCTGGCTGGTCACGTCCTCCGTCCCCAGTAGGCCATCTACCGCCGCTTGTACGCTGTCCGCAGCCCATGCACCGGCCGCTTTACGCACCACTCCAGCAACAACTGGAGCGCCAACGGCGATCGACGCCTGCTGGGTGGCCGCGACGAAGATGTCGAAAAGTGGCTTGCTTGAGTCCGATCGTTGCCGGATGAGGTTGGTACCGCTGCCTTGGAGCACCCAGACTGGCGCGTTGTAGGTGGTCCCAATGACGGACCATTCGACGAACATTGTGCCCGCTGTTGCATTGAGCCATGGGCTAAGCATATTCACGCTCGCCAAGTCCGCTGCTCGGGTTACCTGCGAGCCAGTGGTGGGGATGTAGCTGGTGGGAAAACTACCAACTTCAATCTGAGGCTGCCCATAGGTCAATGTTCCAGTGGTGGCATTATTACGCGTAATGCTCCCATCAGTATTCCATGCAGGGTAACAGCGCATACCGGCATAAGTAGTATCACCGTCCATCTGGACAGCCATCCAGACACGCCAAGAAGTTCCATGATCGAATACTCCAGCAGCAATTACACCGGAAGTTGACGTAGCAGTTATTACCCCTGTATTGGGATTGAAGATAACAGAGCGGCCTATGATAGTTGGCCCGTACGCAATACCAATGGCGCCGAAGTGTGGAGCACCCACAGTCTTCTTCACTGATACCGATGCACAAAGAATGGTGTTGGGTGTGGTAGCGACGTTCTGATACCAAAAGTCATCGTTATTTGAGCTATCGATCAGATCGATGAAGTTTGCCAACCCCATATTGAACGCGGAGGCAGTACGAGTCAGCCCTCCATTGAGAGAACCATAGGTGAGCATGTTCTCGCTGTTGGTGTAGAGGTTGGTTCTTTGCTCCTCTATCAGCAAACCGCGCAATACCCGCGTGACCGGGTCGTAGTCGAAGCGGGGCTGGTTGGCAGCGACCATTTCGTACAGGCCCTGCGCGTTGAAGCGGCCTCCTGCACTGTTGCGCGTGTGCGTGATCAGGTCAGCATATGCCTTGGATACTTGAGCCATGGCGAGCCCTCAGAAGGTGGACAAGGCGACGCGGCGCCAGGTGTTGGTGGCGACAGCGACGTAGAGGTAAGTGGTGCTGAGTGCGACGTCGCCAGGGGTGCCGGCCGACGCACTGGTCGCCGGCACCGAGACGAGCCGCAGGTCCTGGCTCTTGATGAAGACCAGAGGGCTTTCCGCTACCGAGTACGCGCCGGCGATGAAGTCGAGCACCAGGGATTCGCCCGACGGGGTGAGCGTCCGATACCAGGCCGACCGACCGCCGCGGGTCTCGTCGGCCAGCACGCGCACGATGACGCCGCTGGCCAGGTTCCAGACGTCGGCCATGGCATCGGCGTAGGTGGCGTAGTTCTTCTGCAGCTTGGCCAGGTCGGCGGCGTCCTGGGCCACCTGGCTGTATGCCTGGGACACCGCGGCGGCACTCTGCGCAGCGCTGACGCTCTCGGCGACGTCGTTGCACTGGATGCGCACGGTGTAGCTGCGCCCGGGTGTGCTGACGGTGAGGTCGTAGGTCCCGTTCGGCGCAGCGAACTGCAGCAGGCCATCGGCCGTGGCGGCGAAGGGGTTCGCCAGATCGGCGCCGGCGGCATCCTTCAGGCCGCTGGCCAGGGTGGTGCTCCCGGGCAGGAATAGCGCAGCCGTGGCCCCGGGCAGGATGTCGCCGTTGGCGTTCTGTGCGAAGTAGTTCTTGAGCTCCATGGCTGTCCTCAGACCGTGACGGTGCCGTAGACCGGCAGGGCGAATTCGTTGATGACCAGGCGCGGCTTCTGGTAGCCGCTGACGCTGAGGTCGCTGCCGAGGGTGGTCACCGTAGCGACCGTCAGCTCGGCCTGGCTGGTGACGGTGAGCAGCACCGTCTCGAGCTGCGAGCGCAGGTTCTTGGTGTTGGCCACCACCTCGAGCACCTTGACCAGGTCGGCCTTCGTCAGGGCGCCCTGGTCAACATCCAGCAGCAGGCGGAAGGTGTAGGGCTGGCCAGCAGGCGTCTGGTTGAACCACTCCTGCACGCGCACCGGTAGGCCCAGGGCGCCCAGTGCCCTACGCACGGCGCCGATGGTGCCCTTGATGCGCTGCACGGCCAGCGCCTGCTTCACGGTGTCGCGCTTCTGACGCTCCGACCAGGCGTCGGACCAGTCGTCTACGGACCAGGCCCAGGCCAGCCAGGGCAGCAGGTTCAGCGGGCAGGTTTCCGGGTTCCACAGGCTGCGCAGGATCACCGGCAGGTCGGTGGCCTGCACGCCGACCTGCGCCGCGGCGCGCTCGAGCGCGGTGGAGTTCGACGGCAGCAGGCTAGACATCGGTGTTCCCCGCAACGGTGACGGTGATGCCGGTGCAGTAGCTGGCTTCGCCGTCACCGATCACCAGGTTGGCGGTGGGGCTGGTCAGGTTCACCCGTTGCACGCCCGGCTGGTGCAGCGCCGCGTAGATGCCCGACAGGGTCACGTCGCGGCGCATCGCGTGTTGCGCGGCGGCATAGGCCTGCGCGGCCTGCAGGGCTGCATCGCGCACGACGGCCGAGTCAGGCCCGGGCAGCATCACCAGCTCGGCGACGATGTTGTAGTTGACGATGCTGGCCGACTGCACGGTGACCTTGTCCGTCATGGGGCGCACGGTATCGACGTTGAGTGCGGCGGCGACGGCCGCGAGCAGCTGCTCGGACGCCTGGCCGTTGCCGGTGCGGGACAGCACGTAGACGGTCACCGAGCCCGGCAGCGGGCTGATGGCGTTGATGTCGGCGACGTCCGCAGCCGCGGTCAGGCCGTGGAAGATGTACGACTCCGTGCTGCCGGCGGTGGTGTAGCCCTCGGGGGAAAGCTGGATGCGCCGGCGGAAGTCCTCGTCCGACTCGTAGACCGGCGCCCGGGGCGGCACGGCCTGGCTGTCGCCGGCGTCGATGAGCAGGCGCTCGACGTTGTAGTTCGCCCCGATCTGGTCGAGATCGCCGTTGACGGCGTAGGCCAGCAGCACGGCGCGCGCCGCGTCGTTCACACGCTGTCGCAGCACCAGTTCGCGGTAGGCGCTTTCCTCGAGCAACTTGGTCAGCGGCTCGGACTCCAGGGCCAGGCGGTTGGCCAGCTCCTGCTGCTGGTCGGTCGGCCACAGTGCCAGGAAGGCCGCCTTGCGCTCGGCGAGGATGGTTTCGTAGTCCAGGGCCTCGAGGACCTCGGGGAATGGCAGCCGGGAGAGGTCGATGGCGTTCACTGGCTGGCTCCGAGCTTGAGGGGGATCGCGAGGCTCAGCGGCTCATTGGCGTCAACGAGGGTGGCATCGAGGACCAGCTCGACCTGGCCGGCCAGGGTGACATCGCTCAGCTGCACGCTGCTGATGCGGATACGGGGTTCCCAGCGCATCAGCGCGGTGGTGATGGCCGCGTAGGCCCGCAGGCGGGTGGTGGCGTTCACCGGCTGGTCGATCAGGTCAGGCAGTTGGCTGCCGTAGTCGCGACGCATGACGCGAGTGCCCAGGCGGGTGGTGATGATGTCGGCGATGGACTGCCGGATATGGTCGGTGAGGGCCAGGGTGCTGCCGGTCTCGCGGTTCATTGCGGTAGCCCCGTCTGGCCGCCACCCTGCTGGACGCCGTCGTGCTTGTGTTGCACCAGGCTGATGCCAGCGGCCACCACGTCCTGGGTGACCGTGACCTTGCCGGTGACGGTCTGGCTGCCGGTCTGGATCAGGTCGCCGTCGAGGGTGAGGTCGCCGGCTAGGTGGATGCCGCCGGTGCTGATCAGCAGTGTGGTGCCGTCGGCAGGCAGCTGCGCGTGCAGGTGGTGTTCCTGGCTGTCGTACTCGATCACCGCGCCGTCGGCGTAGGTGCGGCGGTGCAGGCCGGCTCGGTTGCCGTTCGCGGGCAGTTGGTCGCTGAACAGGCCGACCAGGGCCACGCCGTTGGCGGTCTGGCCGGACGGGCTCAGCAGCAGCGCCTGCTCGCCAATGGTCGGCGGATCCCACTCGCGGTCGGCGCCGGCGCGCGGAGCCAGCCAGGGCAGCCAGCCGGTGAGCAGGTCACCGGTCTGCACGCGCACACGGGCATTGGCCAGGTCGATATCGGCGATGGTGCCGATGCGGACCAGGTTCTCGATGAGGCGGGCGAGTTCGGCGTAGTCGTTCATGGCGCCGATGCTGCCGCCCGCGCGCGCGTGGCGCAGCAGGCGGGCCTTGTAGCGCGGCGAGCTACAGGGGAATGTGCTCGAGCAGGCCGTCGCGGATCAGGTCGAGGTCGGAATCGGTGAAGCCGAACAGCGCCCGCGCGGCGTAGCGGGTGTCCGGGGCGCCCGGGGCGGCGCGGTCCTTCAGACCGTACTGGTGAACGCGGGCGATGCGGGCGATTCGTCCGGCGAAGCTGAGGGTGATGGCCTGGGCGTCGCCCTTGGCCCGCATGTAGCGGGCGGTGCGCAGCTTGCGGAACATCTCGGCGCGCCGCTTGATGCGCCCGACCTTGCCGCGCAGTTCGCGGGGTTTGCGCGGCACGTAGGGGGTGCCATCGGGGTTCTTCTGTGCGGCGATACGCTGCTGCTGGCTGCGGCGCAGCCGACGGGCCAGGTTGGTGGCCAGCGCCTTGCGCTGGGCCGGCTCCAGGGCCCGCAGCACCGGGCCCGCCCAGTCTTCCAGCGCGTCGAGTGGATCAGCCATTGACCGGCGGCCTCGGGTGCGGCGCGTCCAGGGCCATGCCGTCCGGCGCCGGCGCCGGCTGCCACTCGGCGAGCAGTTCGCCGTTGGCGAAGTACTGCACCGGGCCACTGTCCTCGTAGGCCGTGTATTGCGGCTCGGTGGCATGGGTGACGGTGTAGCTGCCGTCGGCCTCGCGCACAACGACCACGCGCTCGGTCAGCGGCAGGGTGATCGACAGGTCGACCTTGGTCTTGTCGAGGATGTCCGCCTCGAACTTGATGCCGTCGGCAGACTTGTCGAGGTTGGCCAGCAGTTCGCTCTGGTGCTCGCGCACCCAGCCGAGCAGCGGCAGCATGACGGCGTCGGGCGAGCCCGGGAATTCGGTGAGGATGATCTGCAGGCTGTAGCCGTACTCGAATGACAGCGAGGTCGCCGCGGTGCAGCGTACGCTGCCCTCGTCGATGAAGATCAGCAGGCGCTCATGGTCGCGCCGCAGCTGTGGCACCGAGGCCAGCAGTGCGGCGCGCAGGCTATCGGGCTTGTACATGGGGGGCCTTCTGCTGCTGGTAAACCATGTCGACCTGGGCGGCGCAGTCGGCCCAGGCGGCTTCGATGCGGTCGCTGTCGTCCAGCAGCGCGCCGTTACTGGCCGGCGCCGTCGCCGGCAGTTGGCACGGCACCACGGCCGGACAGCCAGTCACGATAAGCGGCTGCTCCGACGAGTGCGGGGCGCTGCCGCAGGCGCTGAGCAGCACCAGGCAGCTGCTGAGCAGCCCAGTCACGTAGTTCCTGATTCTCACGCTTGAGGTCCTCGATCTGGCGTTGACGGGCAGCCAGCCCCTGGCGGAGCTGGTCCTGTGTCATGCGCAGCCCTGCCTGGGCATTGCGCTCGTCCTGCAGAGAGGCCTGCAGGGTGCTGATGGTGGTGGACTGGCGGGTGCTGCGGTCCTCGGCTTCCTGCCGGCGCTGGTCCATCAGTGCCAGGGCAGCGCCGGCGGCCGCGTCGCGCTGGTGGTAACCCCAGACCAGTAGGGCCAGGGCGCCCAGCAGGGCAACGCCGTATAGCGCCTGGCGCAGCATGGTCATGCGCGATACCAGCCGGCGTCGTTCATCTGTCCCACGTCCAGGCAACGCACGTCTCCAACAACTACCAGTGGGGGCACGGGCAAAAGCATTTTCAGCGCGTTGGCGATTTTCTCAGCCACTTTGATGGGGGTTCCTTCAGGCAGAACGATGACGGTGGACGGAGTCACGCGAATCGTCACCATGCGCTCGAAGAGTTCCTTGTAGGGGAATCTGCCATCAGCTTCGGTTGTCTGGGTCATGCCGCTTTCTCCCCCATGGTTTCACAGTGGCGGGCGTAGGCCCGTTCGAGCTTCACGTCGTACAGGTTCCGGGCGTAGTCCGGGCCGTTGTAGAGCTTGGCGAACTGGTCCCACTTCCTGCCCTTCAGGGCCTTGAGCAGGGCCGCGTCGGCCTCGATGAAGCGGGCGAACGCGTCGAACTGGGCCGGCTCGCCGCTGGCCATGGCGGCGGCGAAGGCCTGCACGCTCTCGTAGCCCAGGCGGGTGGCGTGGTAGCCCATGATCTGGAAGGCGCCCCAGCTTGCCGACTCCAGGGCGGCGGTGTCGTCGATCAGGCGGGCCTGGGCCAGGCGCTGGTGCTCCGCGGTGCCGCCGGCATAGCCGCCCGGCGTCCGGTTGACCAGGCTCGGGTACTGTGCGGCGAGCTCGTCGGAGTGGCGCTTCAGCGCGGCCACGTCGTCGTCAGGGTGGCGCGGCGTGCAGAGCTGGCGGTACATCTGGTGCCGCTCGAAGAGAATCTTCGGCTTGCCGTTGCCCAGGAAGCCGGCGCCGGCCGACTCCACTTCGTTGACCGCGTAGACGGTGGCCAGCGGCAGGCCCAGGCGCTGGGCGGCGGCGGCCAGGTTGCCGGCGCCCAGCAGCAGCGCGGTGCTCTGCCCGGTCAGAGCGGCCTGGGTTTTAGGGCCGACGACGCCGTCGTCGACCAGGCCGGCGCCGAGCTGGAAGGCGCGCACGGCTGCTTCAGTGGCGTCATCGAACAGGCCGGTGGTGTCGAGGCCAGCCTTGATGCGGTCGTTGAGCCGGCTCTGCAGGGTGCGGACGTCCTGCCCGCGGTCGCCGTGGCGAAGGGTAGTCATGTCGAAGGCCTCAGCAGCGCGGCGACGTTGCCGCGGGAACGGTAGATCAGCAGGCAGAGCAGGCAGGCCGTGATGGCGTGCCAGATGCTGACCGGTGGGCGGTAGAACAGGATTTCCAGGCCGCTGATGGCCATGGAGGCGCCGAGCAGGCTGGCCAGCAGGGACATCCCCCGGCGGTAGCGGGCGCCGGCCCGCTCGAAGCAGACCAGGCGCAGGGCGCCCGCCAGGTAGGCGATGGCGGCGATCAGCGGGACGATGAGCTCGAGCATGTCAGCTCCCTCCACGGATGCGGCGAACGAGCTCGCCGAAGTCGATGGTGTCCACCCAGGCCAGAGCCTTGAGACAGAGCGGGATGACCACCAGGGCGCAGACCAGCGCACTGACTGGGCGGGTGGTCAGCCACGGCACCAGGGCCAGGGCGGCATCGGAGGCGACGTAGCCAACGCACGTCGGCAGGATCAGGGCCACCAGGCGCTGCCAGGCCTTGAAGTCATGCCGGGTGCTGGTGGCGATCCAGGCGCCCAGCAGAGCGCCGAACAGCGCCAGGCCGTCGATAGGGAGCGCGGATGCCACGCCGAGGCCCATCAGGAGCCCCCCGGCCACGCTGGTGGATGTTGGTTCAGCCATGGTTACTGCTTCCTGTGCTGTGAGTGTTCAGTCCCATAGGTTCACCACCTGGCGTTCCGGGGTGACGTCGGGCGCGTCGGGCAGGGTGACGGTGAGTCCCTGCGGCAGGACCGGGCCGTATTCGGCCAGGCCAGGGTTGGCGTCGAGCACCAGCTCGGCGACGCCGGCCGTGCGGCCGTAGTGCCGCCAGCACAGGGCGTCGACGGTGTCGTTCTGCAGGGTGCGCAGCTGGGCGGCGGCCATCAGATCAGCTCCACCGTGGTGCGCGGCCGCGCCAACAGATCACTGAGCGCCCAGGCCATATCGCGGCGGTACTCGTCGATGGAGGGCGTGAGTTCCTCGGCGTTCTGGTTGCCGCTGTTGGTGGTGTCGTACCAGCGGTAGCGCTCGGCCAGCTCGGCGGCGACGGCGCAGCGGACGGCGCGCAGGTAGTGCTGCACCAGGGCGGACTGGCCGTTGACCTGCTTCGCCGGCACGGCGCTCAGCGCGGTGTAGCCCTTGTCCTGCTGCTCGTCCTGCCACTCGACCAGTTGACGGTTGACGTTGAGCAGCGCGGCGACCACCGCGGCCTCGAGCCGGGGGGCGGTGACGTCGGCGCCGATGCGCATGGCGTCGCGCAGCTCGTCGAGGTCGATGCCTGGCCAGAATTCGTCGCTGTTGATCATGCCGCCCGGTTCGGTGCCGCCGGCTACGAATGCGCTCATGGTGCCGCCTTGAAGAGGTCGCCGGTGGTCGGGGCGTCACTGCGCTGGAAGGAGACACCAGGCAGATCGGCCCCGAGCCGGCGGGGTTGCGGGGGACCGCTCGGTTCAGCCGTTGCCGGCCAGGTGCTTGCGGAGGCGCTCGGCGGCCTCCAAATCCTTCTTGCCGCCGCACTTGCCATGCAGTTCGATGGCACGCTTCAGCAGCTCGATGCCGGCGTCGACCTGGCCGGGCTGGCCCGGGGCGTCGAGCGTCAGCCCGAACAGCGTGGCGCGGCCCAGGGCCAGGTGGAGCTTGGCGCGGACCTCGTCGGGCATGTCTTGCTCGGCAGTGAGCTCCGCGGTGCGATGCAGCACGGCGATGTCGAAGGGCTGGCCGGCCTTCAGGGCCTTGATCGCGCCCTCAGCCACTTCCTCGGCCACCAGGCAGCCGACAGTGCGGTTGAACCGGTCGGGCATCAGCAGGCCGTGCTGGAACACGTAAGACGCGATGTCCAGGCCGCCGGTGTAGTCGCCGGCGTCGATGCGCCAGAGCATCACGGTGACCAGCACCTCGTCCTGGGCGCCCTGGCCGGCCGAGAGCACGCCCTCGACGTAGGGAGCGTAGGCCGGCAGCAACTGGCGCTTCAGCTCGACCTTGCCCTCGGTGGACTGGATGCCCTTCAGGCGTGCCCGGTCCTGAATGAGCTGGGCGAGTTGCAGTTCGTAGGCATTCAGGCCTTCCATGGTCTGGGTGGGACCAGCGACCTCCGCCGCCGCTTGGGCGGCGGTGACGCGCTGGTAGTGGCGGCGGCAGAGGTTCATGGTGGCTTACCTCACGCGGCCTGCAGTTCGATGTTCTCGGCCATCGCTGCGCAGCCCAGGTCCTCGAGCACGTAGGCGTCGTTGGACGACTCGTAGTTCTCGATACGGTCGCGCTTGGCGTTGTCCGCGACCTGGCGGCGGCGACTTTCTTCCTGCCAGTAGATGGACAGGTTATCGAGACGAGTGATCATCAGTCCCTTGGCCGGGAAGAACGGCACGCGCACTGCCGGGAGGCCGCCGATGCGCTTCTGGCTCATGACCACGTCGGCAGCCAACTGCTCGCTGGGGTCCTGATCCTTATTGACCAGCGGGAAATACTTGTCGGCCAGCAGTTGGCGGCCGCAGATGACCACCAGGTCGGAGTCTTCCTGATACCAGGGCTCGATGAACTCGTTGACCATGGCGAAGACCAGGGCGTCGATGTTCTTGAAGTCGCCAGTGGTGCCGATAAGGATTTTGCCGGCCTCCTTCTCTCCCTCAGTCATCACCCGGGCAGCATTGGTGAGGCGCATTTTCTGCAGCCAGCCGATGTTCACATCCTGCAGCAGCGGGTTGGTGGCGATGTTCGAAGTGGCGGCGCGACTGGTGCCGTTCCAACCGATCATGATCCGGTCCAGCGCCTGGCGCCGCAGGATGGCGTCGCGGATGCGAGCCTGGAAGTCCTTGAACTTGCGCCAGGCATCGAGCTTCTTGTAGGTGATGTGGCTGTCGAAGTTGGTCTGGGTGCAGAGGTAGCCCAGGTTGTCGAGCACAGTCACATCGCGGGTCTGGCGATCCTGCACGGTGGTGTCGGTGGTGCCGGCGATAGGGCCGGAAACACCCAGGCCGAGTTTTTCACCGGACTGCTCGGTGACGGGGGAAATGTTGATCTGCTGCAGGAAGCCGCTCGATTCCTGAATGCGAGTTTCCAGCGTCTGGGCGATGGATGGATCGACGGAAAACTTGGTGGTGACATCGTCTACCCCGTTCAGCGTGGCAAGCTGGGCGAGGTAGGCATTGAACAGGCGGCGCGTGTCTTTGTGCATTAGGGCTACTCCGTAGCGAGAGGGCGGTCGTGGTGGGTCAGCAGTCGGTCTTATCGACCTGGTCGCCGCCGGTTGCCACGGGGCGTTGGCGCTGCTGCGGATCGGGCGTGCGGCTGAGCTGTTGCTTCAGTTCATCCAGGGCCTGGCCGAACTGGGTCAGTTGGGTGTCCAGATCGCCCTGCTTGCCTTCCAGGCTTGCGAACTTCTCCGGCAGGTCCTTGACGTGCTCGGCGACGGCCTCGACGGCTTCCGCCACCTGGGCGAACTGCTCGTCGTCCTTGGCCTGCTTGCCGCTGAGCAGCGCCTTCACGCTGCTGAGCAGCTTGGCGCCGACGCCGGGCTTGGCATCCTCGACCTCCTCGAAGGTCAGGCCCTCGATTTCGATGGACTCGGTGAACATCGAGGTTTCCGAGTAGTGCCGGTCCTTGAACGGGCTGGCTTCCGGCTTCTGCATGGAGAAAGCCAGCACGTCGGTGCCGAGGCTCGCTGGCGAGTCGGTGACGGCGAGGCCGACCATGTAGGCCTCATTGGTGTCCGCAAAGGACTCGTCGATCTCGATGGAGGTGTAGATCTTCTGCTTCGCCTTGTTCATGGCGATCAGGTCAGGGGTGGGCTCTACCTGAGCGAAGAGGGCCAGTTTCTTCTGGCCGTTGACCTCTACTTCCTCTGCCTTCACGGCAGTGACATCGCCGTAGGCGCGGAAGGGGCTGTCCGGCAGCAAGCTGCGGAAGTGCTCCAGCCAGATGCGGGCACCGTAGGTCTTGGGGTCGAAGTTCTTCGCGGCCTGCTCCAGCCAGCTGCGCTTGATGGTGCGCTTGTCCGAGGTCGCACCCTCGACGGCGACGCGGAACCAGTTGGAGCGGAATTTCTTGGCGGGGGTAGACATGGGCTGTCCTCAATGCATTTCGGCGGGTGCCGTGGCGTTGAGGGCATGGTCGATAGGTGGGGCGAGCCGGGCAACGACTCGGCCTTGTAGCTCTGGGCGCTACAAGGTACGGCGCTAGGGAGGCTCGCGCGCGGGCGGCAGCATCGGCGCCATGAATGCAGCCGTCGAAATTCCCGTTCGAGACAACCGCCGCCAGGCCAAATTCCTGTACTGGATGGGCTGGCGTGTCTGCGATATCGCCGACTTCCTGGGCGAGAAGGAGAAAACGCTCCACAGCTGGAAGGACCGCGACAGCTGGGACCGGGCCGACAGCGTAGAACGGATTGGCGGCGCACTGGAAGCCCGTCTCGTCCAGTTGATCCTGAAGGACGGCAAGACCGGCGGAGACTTCAAGGAAATCGACCTGCTGCACCGCCAACTGGAGCGGCAGGCGCGCATCCAGCGCTACCAGGGCGGCGGGACCGAGACAGAGCTCAACCCGGAACTGGCCAAGCGCAACGCCGCGCCGAAGCGCAAACCCAAGCGCAACGACATCGACGAGGAACTGGTCGAGAAGTTGCTCGAGGCGTTCCTCGAGGACTGCTTCGACTACCAGAAGGACTGGTATCGCGCGGGGGAAATGCGCACCCGCGTCATCCTGAAGAGCCGCCAGATCGGCGCCACCTTCTACTTCGCCCGCGAGGCGCTGATCGACGCCCTGGTCACCGGCCGCAACCAGATTTTCCTGTCGGCCAGCAAGAACCAGGCGCACATCTTCAAGGCTTACATCCAGGCCTTCGCCCGCGACGTCGTGGGCGTCGAGCTGACCGGCGATCCGATCATTCTGCCCAACGGCGCCGAGCTGCACTTCCTGGGCACCAACGCCCGCACCGCACAGGGCTACCACGGCAACTTCTACTTCGACGAATTCTTCTGGACCTACAAGTTCCGCGAGTTGAACAAGGTCGCGTCGGGCATGGCGATGCAGAAGCGCTACCGGCGGACCTACTTCTCGACGCCCTCGAGCATGGCCCACGAGGCCTACACGTTCTGGACCGGCGAGCGTTTCAACCGGGGCAAACCGGCCGCGCAGCACATCAAGATCGACGTCAGCCACGACGCCCTGGCCGAGGGCCGGCTGTGCGAGGACAAGCTGTGGCGGCAGATCGTCACCATCCTCGACGCCGAGGCCCGCGGCTGCGATCTGTTCGACCTCGACGAACTGCGCCACGAATACGACGCCGAGGCGTTCCAGAACCTGCTGATGTGCGAGTTCGTCGACGACGGCGCGAGCATCTTCCCCCTCGCCATGCTGCAGCCGTGCATGGTCGACAGCTGGGTGGAATGGGCCGAGGACTACAAGCCCTTCGCGTTACGCCCCTTCGGCGACCGCCAGGTCTGGGTTGGCTACGATCCGGCCGAGGACGGCGACAGCGCCGGCTTGGTGGTGGTAGCCCCGCCGATGGTGCCGGGCGGCAAGTTCCGCGTGCTCGAGCGCCACCAGTTCCGCGGGATGGACTTCACCGCCCAGGCCGAGTTCATCCGCAAGGTCACCGAACGCTACTGGGTGACCTACATCGGCATCGACACCACCGGCATGGGCACCGGCGTGGCCCAGCTGGTGCGCAACTTCTTCCCTGGCCTGACCACCTTCAGCTACTCGCCCGAGGTGAAGGTCCGCCTGGTCATGAAGGCCTGGGACGTGATCAAGAACGGCAGATTGGAGTTCGATGCCGGATGGACCGACTTCGCCGCTTCGCTGATGGCGATCCGCAAGACCATGACCGCCGGCGGGCGGCAGTTCACCTACACCGCCGGCCGCAACGACAACACCGGCCACGCCGACCTGGCGTGGGCACTGTTCCATGCCCTGCACAACGAGCCGCTGGAAGGCCAGACCAAGGCCAACACCGGATTCATGGAGACCTATTGATGAGCACCGACACCCGCCAGGACCTGGCTACGACTCCGAATGCCGCCCAGGGCGAACTGCTGCCGCGGGAGACCGCCATGGAGGCTTTCACCTTCGGCGAACCGGTTCCGGTGCTGGATAGCCGGGGCATCCTCGACTACGTCGAATGCTGGTCGAACGGGCGCTGGTACGAGCCACCGCTGTCCATGGCCGGCCTGGCCAAGGGGATGCGCTCGAGCCCCTACGTGCAGAGCGCGCTGATGTTCAAGCGCAACATGCTGGCCAAGACATTCGTCCCGCATCGGTTGCTGAGCCTGGCGGCCTTCGAGCAGTTCGCCCTGGACTGGCTGACGTTCGGCAACGCCTACCTCGAGAAGCGGCGCGCCCGGTTGATGAATACCCTGACTCTGCAGCCGCCGCTGGCCAAGTACGTGCGCCGCGGCGTCGAAGAGGGGGTTTTCTTCCAGGTACTGGGCTGGAAGGACGAGCACGAGTTCGAGGCTGGTAGCGTGTTCCAGCTGCGCGAGGCGGACGTCAACCAGGAACTGTACGGCATCCCTGAGTGGTTCTGCGCCCTGCAGAGCGCGCTGCTGAACGAGTCGGCCACGCTGTTCCGCCGGAAGTACTACAACAACGGCAGCCACGCCGGGTTCATCCTCTACATGACCGACGCCGCCCAGGACCAGGCCGACATCGACAACCTGCGCACAGCCCTGAAGAACGCCAAGGGCCCGGGCAACTTCCGCAACCTGTTCATCTACGCGCCCAACGGGAAGAAGGAGGGGATCCAACTGATCCCGGTCAGCGAGGTGGCGGCGAAGGACGACTTCGGGGCGATCAAGAACATCAGTCGCGACGACCAGCTCGCCGCGCTGCGCGTCTACCCGCAGCTGCTGGGTGTGGTGCCGCAGAATGCCGGCGGCTTCGGCTCGATCACGGACGCGACGGTGGTGTGGGAGGCGAACGAACTGGCGCCGCTGCAGGCGCGGCTGCGCCAGGTGAATGACTGGGTGGGGGAAGAGGTGATGCGGTTCCGCGAGTCCGCCTTGCCAGCGTAG